GTAAAGGGTACTTTGTTGTTAATCAATCCGATGCAGCGGTAGTCCTTAAAGGTGCATCTACTACGGGTATTAGTATCCCTACTAATAAAAGTGCATTAGTGGTGTGGAATGGGTCTGATTTTGTAACAGCGGTATCTCCCTCTTCTAGTGGTACAGTAACAACACTATCCGTTGTCAGCGCAAACGGATTTACAGGCACAGTAGCTAACCCGACATCAACCCCTGCAATTACATTAACTACTAGTATTTCTGGAGTTTTAAAAGGTAACGGTACAGCTATTTCTGCTGCAACGTCAGGTACAGATTTTAGTGCAGGGACTTCTGCTTTAGCTACGGGTATTTTAAAAAGTACAACAAGTACAGGTGCACTCACAATTGCAGTAGCTGGCGATTTTCCTACTTTAAACCAAAACACAACAGGTAATGCGTCAACGGCAACTACAGCAACTAACTTAGCAGGCGGCGGAGCAGGGCAACTGCCTTACCAAACAGCTTCAGGTACAACAGCCATGCTTGCTGCTGGAACAGCCACTTATGTGTTAACGTCTAATGGTACTGCGGCACCTAGTTGGCAACCTCCTTCTACTTCTGCTGGTACAGTCACTTCTGTTGCGGCTTTAACATTAGGGACTACGGGCACAGATGTTTCATCAACAGTTGCGAACAGCACAACAACACCAGTTATTACGCTAAATATCCCAACAGCGAGTGCATCAAATAGAGGCGCATTAAGCTCAACTGATTGGTCTACATTTAATGGTAAACAAGCTGCATTGGGTACAGCTAGTGCATCTGTAAGCGGTATTTTATCTTCTACGGATTGGTCTACATTTAATGGTAAATACTCAACAGGCGGTGCGTTAGGTACACCTTCTAGCGGTACGTTGTCATCTTGTACGGTGGATGGAACAAATGCAGTCGGATATAAAAATATCCCGCAAACAGGCTCAGATAAAACTACGGCTTACACTTTAGCAGTTGGTGATGTTGGTAAGTATGTGGGTGTTGGAACAAGTGGTTCTATTGTCGTACCGACTTCTACCTTTGCAAACGGTGATGCAATTTCTGTTTATAACAACACGACAGGAAGTATAACTATTACAACAAGCGCACCAACGGCCTACATTGCTGGAACAAATACGGTAAAAACATCTATAACATTAGCTACTCGTGGTATTGCTACGATTTTATTTGTCAGTGCAACAGTATGTGTTGTATCAGGTAACGTGTCATGACGGGTATTATGCAAGTTATGTTTGGTGGGAGTTTTGGTCCTCCACCTCCCCCGACAACAATAGGTCAATCTTACGGAGGCGGTTTTTACGCTGGTAAAATAGCTGTGGGTGGTGGGGGTATTGCTACGCATTATTTAGTTGTCGCACCTAAAGAAACTGGTGAATCTTTTGTGCAGTGGGGGGTTAACGACGTATCAACAGGAGCAGTGTCAGTTATTAATGGTCCAGCAAACACTTCATCATTAGTGGCTCTTGGCGCAGCCTATCAAGCCGCTGTTTTTTGTAATAATTTAAATAGTAGTGGTGGTCTTAACGGGTATACTGATTGGTATTTACCCGCTAAAAATGAACTTGAAGTTTGTTACTACAATTTAAAACCTTATACCTCTCCTAATAATACAAGTAGTGGTGCAAACGCCAACGCAGTATTTCCAGAACCGATAAACACCGATTACACTAGCGGGTCCCCTGCTCAGACCAGTGCGGGTATCGGTTTTAGATATAACGAAACAAATGCGTTTGCACGTGACTACTATTGGTCTTCTACTGAAATTTATTATTCAGGGGCACTTGCGCAGGGTTTTGAGCAAGGGAATCAAATTACATTGGATAAATCCGTTAACTCTCACTATGTCAGAGCAGTACGAAGAGTACCTGTGTAAAGTATGGAAATCCTTCAATTCATAACAGATGTTGGGTTTCCTATTGGTTCATCCTGCCTTGGGATGTACTTTGTGTTTTTGACGCTAAAGTTCCTGCTTGATAGTGTGCTTGAGAAGATTAAAAGTCTGATAGGTATTATCAAGCAACTTGATAAACGAGTGACGGGGATGTCAAACGACATCCTCAATATCGACAGTTTAGTATCTCAAGCACTCGAAATACCACCAGAAAAACCAATCAAGAAGGTAGAGTGATGGACGCTGAAGCAATTGCAAAATATATCAATGTGTATGGCTTTCCTATCGTAGCGGCTGGCGGTATGGGGTATATCGTGTACTTTGTTTGGATTTGGGTGACCACAATAGTTAAGCCGATTTTGCAAGAAGCTACCGATGCCTTAATTGAGTTAATTGACCAGATTCGTGTGCTAGATAATGATATGATACGCCTAAGTCAGAAGCTCACTACCATACTACTAATGAGAGGGAAGAAATGAAAATTGGTTCTGAAGGGTTAAAGTTAATTAAAGAGTTTGAAGGGTGCAAACTAATCTCTTATAAATGCCCAGCAGGTGTTTGGACTATCGGTATTGGCTCAACGCGCTATGCAGACGGTAGTCCCGTAAAAGCAAATCAAGCTCTCCCAAATGAAGGGGCGGCATTAATGCTACTTACTAAAACAGTAGCCGCCTACGAGCACACAGTAAATACGGTAGGTGTTGAGCTTACACAGAATGAATATGACGCTTTAGTTTCTCTATGCTATAACATCGGTAGTGGGAACTTTGTCTCTTCAACGCTTGTCAAGATGCTTAAAGCGGGTGAGCCTAAATCAGAAATAGCCAAGCAATTCCTACGCTGGGACAAAGCAGGCGGCAAACCACTTGCAGGCTTAACGAGACGTAGAAACGCTGAAGCTGAGTTGTTTTTAAAACAGGACTAAGTAATGCTTAAAAAACTCGTAGTGAAGTCAGGCGTTAACCGCGAAAACTCCCGCTTATATACAGAAGGTGGATGGTACGACTGCGATAAGATTCGGTTTCGTCAAGGTACTCCTCAGAAAATAGGGGGTTGGAATAAGATATCCAGTAGTGTTTTTGCAGGGATATGCCGTTCACTATGGGCTTGGGAAACGCTTGGACAAGTCACGCTTATAGGTGTTGGAACTAATGAGAAATTCTATATTTCTCGTGGGGGCAGTTACTACGACATCACTCCTATACGCACAGCTACTAACTTAACCACCCCTTTTTCAGCTTCTAATGGGTCAGCTGTTATTACGGTTACAGCACCTTCTCATGGCTGTGCTAACGGTGATTACGTAACTTATAACGGTGCAACATCTTTAGGTGGAGGCGGTAATATTACCGCAGCAGTTCTCAATACTGAGCACAAAATTACTTATATTAGTGATAACTCATACTCATTTGTAGCTAGTGCAACGGCTAACAGTTCAGATACTGGGAATGGCGGTACGGTACGGGCTGTTTATCAGATATCATCAGGTCCAGAATATCAAACGCCTATTAGCGGCTGGGGAGCAAGTTCTTGGAGTAGTGGCTCTTGGAGTACAGGACAAACATCGTCCGATTCACTTCGTTTATGGTCTCAGAGTAATTATGGGCAAGACTTAATTTTTGGTCCTCGCACGGGGGCGATGTATTACTATTATGCAGACAGAGGACTTGCAAGCACTTCTGCAACAATTACGATAGCCAACCCAGCTCAAATAACTTCTACAGACATATACACTGAAGGCGCACCCATTGTATTTGAAACTACAGGTGCCCTACCTACAAACCTTGAGACAGGGACAACGTACTACATCCGCAACTATGTTGCTGGCGTGTTTAACGTATCGGCTACACCATCAAGTGCACTAATTCAAACAACAGGCACGCAGTCTGGCACACAGTCTATTTCAGCACGCGCAGTAAACCTAACGACTATCAATGGTGCATCGGATGTCCCCACTATTCAAAACTATATTACCGTATCAGACACTTTCCGCTTTGTATTTGCTTTTGGCTGTAATGACTACGGTGTATCTACTCAAAACCCACTGCTAGTACGCTGGTCTGACCAAGAGAATGCCGCTGACTGGACACCTTCTACAACAAACCAAGCTGGGTCGCTACCGCTTACTCGTGGCTCTCAAATTATTACTGCACTACAAACACGTCAAGAGATTCTAGTTTGGACTGACTCAACTCTTTATTCTATGCAGTATTTGGGGTATCCCTTGGTTTGGAAAGCAGAACTTATGGGTGATAATATCTCTATTATAGGGCAAAATGCAGCGGCTTTAGCTTCGGGTGTAGTTTACTGGATGGGGCGCGATAAGTTCTATAAATACGATGGTCGTGTGCAAACACAAAACTGCGACTTACGGGAGTACATATTCAATGACTTCAATGCACAACAAGCAGAGCAAGTATTTGCTAGTACTAACGAAGGATTTAATGAAGTCTGGTGGTTCTACTGCTCTGCAGATAGTACGGTTGTGGATAAATACGCGATCTATAATTATGCTGAAGATATATGGTATTACGGTACGATGGGTCGCACCGCTTGGCTTGACTCTGGGATTTTAGAATACCCTATTGCCGCTACTTATACTAAAAACTTAGTTAACCATGAGAGCGGGCTTGACGATAATGAAACTTCAACATCTACTGCTATTCATGCTTATATCACAAGCTCTGAGTTTGATATTGATGATGGGCATAATTTTGTATTTATCCGCAGAGTGTTGCCTGATTTAACTTTTAGAGGCTCTACAACAGATAACCCAGCGGCTACTCTTAGTGTAATACCTTTGATGAACGCAGGGAGTGGTTATACTGACCCAGCGTCAGTAGGCGGTAGTGATAATGCAGTGATTACAAGAACCGCTGTTGTGCCTATTGAACAATTTACAGGGCAAGTCTTTATTCGAGTACGCGGCAGACAGTTTTCTTTTAAGGTTGAGAATGAACAGCTAGGGTCTATGTGGCAGCTTGGTGCTATGCGACTCGATTATAAACTTGATGGGCAACGTGGATGAGTAATACAGTCCAGACACCTAAAGCACCGAGTTTACCTTTTGCTACGGTGCAATATGAGAAGCAGTATATTGACCAGTTAAACAACGTATTGCGCCTTTACTTCAATCAACTTGATAATGTATTTCAATCATTACTGAGCATAGCAGGAGGAGCGGCATTTAAGTTTCCAAACGGTAGTTTTTATTTAACTATGCAGCAGACGATACCTGTTATAAACACAGCCTATGCCATACCGTTTAACAATACTTCCGTATCAAATCAAGTTGCTATTGGAACAACCACTTCTCATATCGTAACCAGCGTAGCTGGATATTATAACTTTCAGTTCTCCTTACAGTTAGCTAAAACAGGCGGCTCAAATATTGGTATATGGGTGTGGCCTAGAGTAAATGGTGTTGATATTGCAGAGTCTAATACTAAACTTCAATTGACGGGGTCTAGCTCTTCTGAGT